GGTCACTTCCTCGTTGTTGTGCATCCGCCCGATGAACACTCCCGGGAGACTGACCTCCAAAGCGTTCCCGATTTCGTCGACAAGGAGCTGGTCGATCATTGCGCGGGGTCCTCAAGATTCAGAGTGTACGAAATGACGTCCGAAAGGATCGATGCGATCCGATACGTTTTTCCGTCAAACTGCAAAAGCTCCCCCACGGTCGGGGTTGGAAAGCCCGTTTTTCGAACGTACACGGCGAGTGTAAGATTCGGCATGTTCCCGCCGATCTGAAGGTCCGGGTTGGATTCAAGCTCGTTGATGATGCCTTTGTAATTCACCGCTCGAAAGGTGAACGTCCGCCCCATGTAGGCGATCGCTTGTCCCGCCGCGGTCGCGTTGACTTCGAAAAATCCCATAATCAGAGAAGCTTCCGGCGCTTAGGTGATGCGGTGACCTCGGGTTCTGGTTCCGTCGCTTTGATTTTCTTCGTTCGATCCGCCGTCCGACAGATGAACAGGCACGTTTCCCCAGGTTGATCGAAGGCTTTGTAGAATTTGAGCGCTTGGTCCGTGGTTCCGTGGAAGACGACGTCCGCGGAAAGTCCCGTCCGATGTGTGACGATCGATATTTTGGTCATGTCGCTCGCATCCTACTGCCGCGGCGAAAATTGCGGTACAAAAAAAGGCCGGGGGGTTTCCCCCCCGACCTTAGCACACTCACAAATTGTTTACGGAGTCGTGATCCGAACGCCGTAGTTCGTTCCCACGGACGCCCCGAACAGGCAGCTCAAAGAATAGATGAGCTGTCCAGCATTCGGGTCGTACCACCTGCGCCATTGCAGCGGAAGGCCCAACCCGGGAACGACAACGTCTTCCAAAGCCGCATCGCGAGCGCCGAGAGTGAATCCGGTCGAATCCACTCCGCGAGCCGCAAGGATGATCGAGGATTTGTGGCACGCGAACCCGGCGAGGTCCTGCGAGTTGCTGTCGCAGAGGTCGCTTTCGTACACGTTGAACCCGGCACAGCGAGGAACGACGCCTTCCGCCTTGTCCGCGGTGATTCCGGGGATTTCAGCGCTGTTAAGCGTTTTGACCAAAGACGCATAGTAGGTCGGGTTAATCAAGAGCGCCCGATTCATCTTCGGTGCCTTTAGCGTCCCGGTGAGCGTAGCGGAGATGTCCGCGAGCGTATCGCGATCGAAATCAGCCGCGGCCACGTCCACCGCTTCGGTGAACGCCGAGGAAGTCACAAGGTTCCAGATGTACCCGAAAACCTGAGCGCCGACCGCTTGCAGAGCGGGTTGAATGAACAGGTCGTTTAGGCTGATGGTCGACTTGGAGCGCTCGAGGTCGGAGAAGCCCCAAACAAACCCGGGGAACTGATTGAGCGTAATCGTGCGCCCTACCATTGCGGTGTCCTGCGTCGTGTAACCGCTGGAAAGGTCAACGGCTGTCGGGCGCGTGGGAATCCGAGTCAGAACCGATCCCGACCCTGGGGCGGAATCAAAGTCCGTCAAAAACTGAGATAATGGAGCGAAGACGCTGGAGGCGAAGTCCAGGCTTTCCTGAGCAATCTCGGCGAGCGAGCAATTTGCGATCGTGTTGGTGGCCATAAGTTAGTGGTTTTGTGGGTTAGTTGGATTTGAGAATGCTTCGGTTTGCGCGGTAGAAATCATTCCGCGCTTCGACCGGGAGTTGGCGGTATTCCGCCCAAAGTTCTTCCTTCGATTTGGCGACCGCTCCGTCGAACGCAATCGCAACCGGGGGCACCCCCAGCGAGGCGACCGCTTCGGTGACCCGCGCTTCGGAAGCCTGAGCGGCGACCGTGAGTTCCTGCAAGCGGGCTTCAAGGATGACTTTTTCCGCCGCAAGCTCTGCGACTTGCGCTTGCAAGTCGGTGATTTGTTTCGAAGCGCTCTGCGCCTCGGTGAGGAGTTCGTTCGCGGAGGCCAAGTCGGCTTGGAGCGCCGTCACCTGTTCCTGCGAAGCCTTAAGCGCCGAGAGTGCCTCGGTAATCGTCTTCGGTTCGGACATGCCTCTTTTGAGGTGTCAACTCCCGATCGTCGCTTCCAAAAACGCCATCGCCTCATCCTCCGAACAAATACGGTCGATCAGATTGTTCTGAAGCGCCCGGGGGGCAAAAAACGCCTGGCCCCGCATCGCGTCCGCGCTCACAAGCCTCCGCCGCAACACATTCCCGCGGAACTGGTCGAATGCATCCTGAACGTACTGTTCCAAGGAAGCCCTCTGTTCCGGTGTCAGGCTAGGGCCGTGCATGGCCGCTTTTAAGTCGCCTTCGGCGTTTGTTATCGGCTGCCAGTCAATGCCTTGCATCGACCACGATGCACTTTCGTCAATCCAAGGGATGATCGTCCCAATGCTTCCCCACGTCGACGAAGGCGATCCCATGCACCACCCCGCGGAGACGGCGATGTTGTAGGCCGCGGAACAGGCCATGTCCTCAGAGTATGCCAAGACGGGCACCTCGCAAGCCGCGACCGCCTCGGCGATTTCCGCGTTGCCGACCACGGTTCCCCCGGGACTGCTGATTTCGAGGAAGATTCCCCGGGCCCCGAGTTCCTGAGCTTCTTCAATCTCTTCGGCGATTTGGTCGTAATCCGTATTCCCGCAACTTTGCTCTATTTTGGAAAGCCCCTTCCCGAGCACCCCGCAGACGTGAATCTTTGCGATCCCTGAAGGGAGGATTTCCATTTCCTCCCGGGGGTTCACGAACATCGACAAATCCGGCCCGTTCTCCCGAACAAGGGCCGCTTGTACAACCCGAACGACCGAAGCGTGTCCCTCCGCGGTGATAAACCAAGGGCGATGGAAAACCTGTTCGAATACCTTTTGAAAGCGCATGGCTAGGGGTTGGTTGTTTCTGGCGCGGGTTGTGGTTGGACCCCCGGAATGTTGCGAAACGCTGATTCCGGGAGCCCGGAGCGTTCCATCCGCGTGCGGATTTCGATTTCTTCCCGCTCCCGTTCGTCCAGGTGATCGGTAAGCGTCCGCCCGCCCTCGGCGAGGATTTCGGTAAGCGTCCGCATTCCGAGCTTGTACGCCTCCCGGGCGTCGGAGTTGGCATACCCCGCATCCACGGTTATTTGCGGGGGTGTGGTGAAACTCCACCGAAGGGACCCGCCCAAGTCGGTTCCGCGGTACGCCGGGAGAAGCCCGAGCTTGATTGCTTTCGAAACCGCGTAGCCAACCCGCCGCCGTGCGAGCGGTCGCATAAGGTCCTGTCGATCCGCAACCGTCCGGTTGACCTTAGACACCATTGCCCGAACCGAGGCACCCCCTAGTTTTGAAGCGTCCCAAAAAAACTCATACGGAAGCCCTGCCCCGTGGAGAGCGTTGCGGAGGAGTCGCTCCATCAGGCTGTTGGTCGCCTCGGAAGGCACTTCGCTTTTGAGTTGTTCGAGTTTGCTCCCGGAGTTCGCTCGGAAATAACGGACCGTCCCCCCAAACACTTCTTCTCCCACAAGGCCCGTGTTTGTCGGCCCGTTTTTCTGGAGCTGCATCGCGGGGTCCATCATGTCCGCGACTCCCATTTCGTTGTGCTCAATCAGTCCGATTGCCGCCGCGAGTTTCGCCGCCTGCCGAACGTAATCCTGCACGGTCATGAGGTCCCGGAGGTCGAGGATTGCCGAGGTGAACGCCGGGAGCCCCCGAGTTTGATCTGGGGCCACGGGTTCCCGGAGAAAATCCATGTTCCGGGCGGAGATGTCTCGGTCCTCGGAAGCCTCCCTTCCGAGCACCCGAAAGCCGACCGGTCGCCCGTATTGATTGAGAATGATTCCATTCTGAATCCGTAATCCGCGAAAAGGGCCGCCTTCCACGACGTCGCGGTTTTCCCGATTGCCGACCGCGTGCCACGGGATTTGCTGGAATTGCGGGTACCCGTCGCGGCTTTCGGTGTAGAGGGTGAAAACGTCCCCGTCCCGATCGACCGAAAGCGAGTCGAGATAAAGGGCCGTTTGAAAGTCGACGCCGTTAACGTGCGAAACCGCGTAGAATTGAGAGATCAGCCAGTCCGTGGCGAGTTTCCCCCACTCCTTATCTTCTCCCTCGAACCGAGGGAGCCATGAGCGTCCGACGACGTAAGTGCTTTTTTCCTGCAATGCTCCCTGGCAGGGGCCGAAATTCCAAAAAAGTTTTTGGCTGGCGTTTACGATCGTGCGCCACTCGGCGACGGTGATTGCTTTGTCGAACGTGGTCGCGTAGTTCCCGAGGTAGGGCCGGTACACGTTGCCCGCGTTGACGAGCCGCAACTGATTCCCGCCGAGCCCTCCGAACCCGAGGGAAGACTGTAGTTTTTTAAGGAGTTTCCCAAGCATGGCAGGTTAATTGAAGAGAGCTTGCGTCCGCGTCACGGGGCGACAAATCCCGCGGGCCCGGTAATCGAGGGCCGTCTGCGCGAGTGTCATGATCTGCATTTTGGAAAGAAAGCTCGGGACCGAAAACGAAAAGCTCGAACCGTTCACACTTGAAGAAACGAGCGTCCCCTCGCCCGCGGAAACCGCATCGAACGCCGCGTCCCGGAGGTTCCGCAAAAGCGCGATGTCCTGCTGGAGAAAGACATTCAGAAGGACAGCCATCGGTGCATCCATGCTACGGCGCCGAGTGTCAATCTTTTGCCTCGATTTTGCCGAGCACCCCGAAATGCGCCGCCGCGACAACCTGCATTGCCTCGCAATCCCAGAGGTGATTTTCCCCTTTGACTTGAACGTAGCGCTGTTTCACTTGCTTGGTTTTGGAATCGATCGTGTCCCGCTTGATTTCGGAGGTCATATGGGCAAGCCAATCTTGTGAAACGTCCTTTGGGTGCTCCCAAGTCGGTGCACCCTTTGCTCGGAGTTTCACAAGCTCATCCTTGATGACCTCATTCGACCAAACGATGAGCTTGCAAACGTGTCCTTTCGGTCCGCGAACGACACCAGGTTCCGAAAACGGTCGCTGGTACCGTCGCTTTGCGCCTCCGACCCAAAAGCCGCCCATGCCTGAGCCTTTCATCGCGTTCCAGTTATTTGCTCCACACTCGTCGTATACGGTCCCTGCTGAATAGCCCGAGTCTTGAAAAACACACACATCCCGAACCCCGAGCGTTTCCTGAAGGTGCCGAATCGTTTCAAGGGTCAGGACCATCCCTTCCCAAATTAAGCGGCTTGTTCCGTCCGCACGCCAGGCGCGGCACAGGGCCCACCAATGGTCTTGTTGGCGGTCGATCGTCAGGAAGCGCCAAACTTCATCGTCAATCTTCTGTCCCTCGGTGTAGTCCGCCTTGTTGTAATTTGCGCCGCGGAGGTCGACCGGCGCTTGGTTCACGTCCTCTTTCCACACCTCCGCAAGCCGCTTTTGCAGGAATTGCCGGAGCGCTGAAAGGTCCCCTGCCTTCCGAAGGATGTCCGCCTTGATCCATTCAACGACCAAATCCCGCCACGGAATCCAGTACACGGCAAGCGCTGAATAGTGAAAGGAGCGGCACCCGGCAATTGAGTTCGACGGGGCCTTTTGCCATCGCCCTCGGTTTGCAAGTTCTCGCCGAGCGTTCGACGTGTCAGGGCTTTCGTGTTTGCATTTTGGGCATTGGTACCGAACGGAATTTCCGATCGCCTCCCAGTCTGGTTGCGTCCCTCGGTAGACGTTGTCCCATTTCACGTTGCTCCAAATCATTCGGTGCCACTCCCCGCACCCGGGACAAGCCACGCCCCATTGCTGCTGTTCACCCGCGTTGAAAAACGCCTCCGCGTCGTGGGTGTCGTCCCATCCTTGCGAGACTCCGATGATGACTGAGTTCCACCTGTCGTGAGTTCTCCGCTGCGCCTCCCCGATCATCCCCGACTTCCATCGCCAAAGCTCATCCATCCAAACGTAGCGCATGCTTTTTTCCTGAAGAGAACTCAAGTTTGCCCCTGCGATGAACAACGGCATGTGAGGAAAAAGGATGCTCGTCTTTCGTTTCTGGTGCCGATCGGACGGGAAAAGCCGAGCGGTTTTTTCGCACCCTTTGAGAATCGGAAGCAACCGGGTTTCAGCAAAGTCCTTCGCCATGTCGTCCGACTGTCCGACCAGCAACATTCCCCCGGGGTCCTCGGCGACGACGTAGGGCACCAGGAGTTCGAGGAGCGTCGTCTTCCCGCCGCCGACGGGCGCCCGGATCGCGATTTGCCGAAATTCTCCCGAGGCGAAGGTTTGAATGATGTCGTTTAGCCAAGGCGCAACCTCCCGGTCAAACCGTGTCGCCCGAGCGGAGTGCGGCAGGGCAATGTTTCGCTCCATCCAATCCAACGGACAACCGGTAAACCGCCCGTTCGCCGCCGCCCTAAGTTTCCGAAACAGCGGGTCGATTTCGTTTCCTGCCTGCATTTTCAAGTTCCTCCATCCGATTTCGAAAACCGTCGAGCACCTCATTCAACCGAGCAAGCAACCGGGTTCGAATTTGTCGTTCATCCAATCCGATGAGTTGCCCGGGAAGGTCGTTTGCCATCGCATTAAGTTCCGCGGCCAGCGCTGCTCCTGCTGCCAGCCCGCCCTCTTCCACCGCCGCCTTGGAGATGTATTCCCCGCGGTCGATTGCGAAGTGAAACTCCAAGCGCTTGGTTTCAATTTCGAGCTTTTTTTGCCGGATCGTGTTGAGTCCCTTTCCCCCTCGCCCTTCCTCGTTTCGCTGTTCCTCCCACGCGACAAGCTCTTCAAACGATCGCACAAGGCAACCCTGCTTGACCTTCATGTCGCCCGCTTGCCTGG